GTCGATAGCGAGAATCAGAAAGCTGAATCCAATGGTTTACCGGTATGATGAGAGGAAATGGGTCCGTAAAAGTAATGACAACGGCAATAAAAGTCCATCTCCTTCAGTTTCTTCAACTGAAGAAAATATCCTTTTAGAGCTACGTAGTCGCGTTTTACCTGAGATTCTTGATGACTTTACTCGAATGGAAAATCCATTCCAGTCCCAGAAGCTCGTTTTACTTAATAAAAATGGTAAAACGTGTCATGGTTACGAAGTCACTCCTCGTGAGCTCTCAGAATCTGTTGTAAATCTGTGTCCATGGCTGATTGGAAGCGTGTTTCGTCTGTACAAGCACGTAACCGGTCCGCTTGCAGTTAAGAAGGAATTTCTCACTTCTAAGCAAGGGTGGGATCGGCCTGAAGAGGACGTTGTCGGTCGTTTCGTTCTGATTCCGAAGAAGGGATCAGGCGGCGTTTTCCGAGAAATCTTCGCTCCGAATCAATTATTATTCCACATGATCCATCCAATGGATGATTATCTCGATAAAGTTCTTGATACGATTCCATGTTCCTTTATTAAGTCCCAAGATAAGGGACGGAACCGGATAAGAGAAATGCTGGATGAAGGTCGACGCCTGACGTCGTTAGATGTTCAGACGGCTTCTCACCATATTCCTCTATACGCTATCACAGTAATGATAGAGAAATTAATTCCTGTTTGCGAACACAAAGATGATTTTATTCATCTTTTTGTATGTGTTCATAAAGCAAAGTGGATTGTACCCTCGCATATCAAGGGAAGTGCGGGCAAATTTGCTCGTATGGACTTCGGTACTTGTATGGGGTATGCTTCCTATAAGGAGTTTTCTCTATTCTTGTATGTTCTGCTTAGATCCTTGGGGGCAACTGATGATGATATGGCACTCGTTGGAGACGACATAGTCGTTGATGACAGTTTCCAGAAACATTGTCTCGCGTCTTTTAAAAGGATGGGAATTCCAATTTCTATTGGAAAATCATTCTTTGGCGAGCGGTTCGCTGAGTTCTGCGGATCGAAGATATTGCCGTCCCCATACGGGGTCCTTTCTCATAAGCGCGCATGTGAGTACGAAAGAGATAATCCATCTGTCTTCTTTGACAGATTCGGCCTTCGTGGCCTTAAAGTGGTTGATCCTAGGCTCGCATCATATGAGGTGGAAAAAGGTTACTTACACTCAGTAAGGGTTAAGGGTGAAATGGATAAAGCGATTGCCACGTCCTTAGGGACTACCGGGCCAGAGTCTTTACAGCAAGGTGGTTACTCAATTTTTCAATTTAGAAAATTTGGGTTACTATCCCATAGTGAGG